AGCTCCGCCCGCGTCACGGGCTTATCCGGCTGGAAGCTGCCGTCCGGGTAACCCTTCAGAAGACCCCGCTCCATGCACCGTCGGATGGCCTTTTCCGCCCAATGGCCCGTGATATCGTCTTTCTGCATTTCTTCCTCCTTGTACATCGGCCTGCACACTCCGACAATATTGCGGGTGTATCTGGTCTTCTCGGCTACCACACCGCCATTATCTTCGCTGCCTCCCGTGACGGTAGTGTTCCCCTCAATGCTGGACAGCGACGCTATAGTGCTTATCGCCATCTTCACATCAGTTATCAGGCCGCAGTGCTGCGGCTCTTGTGTTCCGCTGAAATTGTAGATGGCGATATCGCCTTTTCTGGCTTGCTGAATAGGCACGGTCAACCCTTGCTCTTTGTACCACCGCAGCAGCATGGAGCATGACGCCGTCTTGCCGCCGCCGAAGAAAGCCATGCGCTCCCCGGCTTGCTGGAACACCCACCAGAGGAAAGCAACACACCAAGGCTGGCCTTGGAAGTTTTTGTCGTAAGCATCCCAATACTTGACCCGATTGGAGCCGGGAGGATTCTCCGTATAGCCAAGGTCTGCACGGGCAATCTCGATCACTTTGCTCAGGCTCATGGTTCCTCCTTACCGATACCCAAACACCCTGACGCAGTACAGCGCCGTTGTGAAGCTGGTGTTATAGAATTGCAGTTTGTCCGGCTCGCCCGGGTCAACGCCGATGCGGACAAAGCCCACGGTGCCGTTTGATGCGATGGGATAGTCAGCCTGAAGTTGGGCGAACCTGGGGCTCAGCATCACCACGCCACGCCGGGAGCCCGTAGTCAGTGCGTTGTGCAGGCACACTGCCAGCAGCTTGTAGTTTCTCGCGTTATCCGCGAGCGTCACCTTGACCGGCACGGAGCTCGTCCCCGGCTGTACGTCGATGGCAGTATCGGAAAAGAGCGTGGTCTGCTCCCAGCCGCCCTGAAGCGTCTCGATCTCCCCGGCATTTACCTCGATCTGCTTGACATATCCCCGCAGGACCCGGTCCAGGTTGTCCTCCCCCAGGTTGGTCAGCAGGTACTCCAGCTCCTCGTGCACCCGGAAGAGGTAATCCCGCAGCTCCCGCAGCTGGTTGTCCGGCGTCCCTTGTGGCATGGGCGGCTTTTCCGCCAATACTCTCAGCTTTGCCATGTCCGCCTCCTCAGTTGAACGGGAATTCTTCGTCCGGCACCAGCAGCCGCGCCGTGAAGAGGATTTCCCCGTCGTCCTGCCACGCCGCGTTCCCTGCCACCAGTTTCAGCTCCGTGCCGCCCCGGTCCGCGATCAGCATCGGGATCGGATAACTGCCCGGCTCCTCCAGGTTCACCTCTGCCGCCGGGATATCCCCGAAGGTCACCTGCATGACCGCCGTGTCCGGCAGATCGATCCCGCCGGTGTGGTGGCCGACTATAACTGGAAACGCAACGGGAACTGTCTGCCCGGGAATCCTTGCCCATATATCTCCTTCCGGCTCTCCGGCAGGGGTGGAGAATTTAGTTCCAACCGGCAGATCAAGGTTTGGGATAAAGCTATACCACCCCGCCGTGGTCTTGAAATTGACATACGTTCCCTGCTCGATCACTTCCTCCAGCACATACTCTGTGCTTGTCCTTGTGTATCCCTTTCTAACGACGATCCTGCCGCCTGCCAGAGCGCAGCCCTGCGGCACGGTCAGGATCGTCTGGCTGGCTTCCAGGCTGCCCGTGATCGTCGCCTCTGTCCGCCGGTTCCGCCGCCGGTCGCTGACGTCGTAGTTGGCCCCGAACCATCGGTGCAGCTCGCCCCAGACTTCATTGAACGCCGCCATGGAGTTGGCGTAGCGGTCATATTCCCCGTTGGCATAGTGGATCATGGCCTGCAGATACCGGGGATACAGCCGGTCGTAAGGGGCGGGCAGGGCCAGCGTGCGGTCCTTGTCCGCGTCGTAGGTGACCGGCGAGAATTCGTTGGGCTGCAGGAGGAACAGGTCGGTGTAGACCTTCCCCTCGCATTCGCTGATCCACATGGCCTTCTGCGCCGCCGTATAGGCATTTGGCTCGATGCTGTCGATATATTGGATGCACTTGTTGACTGTCATATCGTTGTCCTCTTATTTGAGCCCGACCTTGACTGCGATAAATGCCAGCAGCGCGGTCACGACCCATTGGATGATCGTGGTTGATACGGATTCCCAGCGTTTGGCGGGTTTCTCTTTCAAGGCGTTGACGCTCGCGGTCAGCTCGTCCAGCTTGGTGTTGATGTGCTTCAGTTCCTTGTCTATCAAGGCCAAGGCCGTGTCCCCGTTGGCAAGCCGCTCTGTGTTTCGCTGGACCTGGGCAGAGAGCTTGTCAAATTCTTCCCGTGTTACCTCACTCACCCTTGTCCACCTCCGGCAGGCCAGTAGCAACGCTGGTCAGTATGGACAGGATGCCAGCAAGCACCGACGCAGATATAACGATTCCCCAATTCACGTCGCTGAGGATCGCGCTTGTGCCGATGGTGGCAATCGCCGTCTGCGCTATGGTACGAACCGCCCTGATCGCGGCGGCGCGGATAAAGTCTTTCATTCGTTTTCCCTCCCTACAATGCACGAGCATAGGAACACTATGGTCACTATGGCTGTGAGTGGAACGATCCACAGCAGATGCCATGCAGATATCATCTGTTCTCCTCCCTTTGAGGTTCGTTAATGTGTCCTTTAACTCAGGTCGTAAATATTCGCCACGTTGCGGTTGTCGTATGCGCTATGGTAGTAGCCATCATTTACGATCACCATTTCTGTTTCGCCTATCCAGATACCCTCCACAGAGTGCGAATCCACGGTGCAAGTGATAGACTGTGCGTGGGTCGATGTGTTGAACAGATATACGTTGTTTCGGCTGGAATAGTTCGCGCCAGCCGTGATATACAGATATCCGCGCTCCGGATCAAGAAAACATTGGTCGAGCGTGTCGGAATAGCTGAATGTATACTGCTCAAGCACCGTTCCCGTCTTGCTTATGCGTTGGATGTTGTTCGAGTCGGCATATGTCAGCACCCACAAGGAATCGTCTTTTGGGGAATAGGCGATACCAGTCGGACTGCCAGACACAGAGAACGAGCCGATGCTTGTGCCGTCTGAATTGATGTGTCGGATAAGGTTCTCAGAGGTCGAGCAGAACCAGATCGTGCCGTCAGTCATGTCGATGGTGATGCCTTGTATGTCTTGCATACTTGTGAACGATGTATAAAGCGGAATTGTCCCCTTGACCGTTGTGAAGTCAGAAGACATCTTCACAATCTGACTGGCAAAACCAGGACTGGATGGAAGTGCCTTGCCAATATCGCCGACAAGGAATGTGTCAGAGTCCGCATCATAGGCAAGCCCTGTGCAAGTCCAGCCGTGGCCATTGTTATATATGTCGGGAAGAACTACGGTTGATGCCGCTGTGAGGTCACCAGTCGGAACAGGCAGTATCGGGTAATCCGGGAATACTTCCTCGCCGCTTTTATCGTAGGCTACTGGTAGAGTGTTTCCGCTCACATCATAGGCGGTGTTCAGCGTGTTTCCGCTAATGTTGTATAGACTCAATACAATCACTCCAATTAAGATAATAACGAGGCCTATTATTGTCATCCGTTTCATATGTATACCCTCCATATTTGATATGTTGGTATTATATCACATGAAACGGGGAGCGACATCAATTTTCCGTATAGGTAAATACCGCCGCCGCGCCGTCTGCCAGTTCCTCGGACGTGAATGCCGTTCCGTCCATTTTTTTGAGCGCAAGCCAGACGTAAGGAGTTGAAGCGCTGTCTGTTGCCGCCCATGCGATAGATTTGGCCCCGCCTAGATAAGCATAAGCATCATAGTATTGACTCGCCGCAGCTGCCCGAATGGGAATTGGGGTTAGGTCTTGCACATCATAAGCGACTAGATTGTACTTGCTTGAATCCGTTACGGTAAAGACATAGTTATTGTTGACTATAGGTAACGGCGCACATGCTCTTGCCGCGGTTGATTTTCTCGTGCAATCCTGGCTATCGTAATAGGGTGAATCTGCAATGTGATTTGCTTTTATTACGGTAATACCGTCAGAAAATGCTCCAAATAGCATATCTCGGCTGGTCGGGCTAACCGTCACCGCAAACGTATCCGTTTCCCCGCCATAAGAAACCGTGATGGTACTCGTCCCTACTGCCAGCGTCCCGGACAGGGTATAATCCGCAGACGGAACGGTAGCTGTAGAACTGTCGGAATAAGTCGCGGTAACAACAAGGTCGGATTTCAGACTGTCGAGCGAATCGGTATAGTAGACTGTTCCAGACTGCGTGTAGACCGCAGAAATAGACGAAAGCGTCTTTGCCGCCGCCGCCGTAACCGCAATAACCAAAGCCCCAGTCACAGAGGCGATGCTGATCGTTCCATTGTTATAAGCCGTGGATGTGATGTCCGTGCCACCCATCGTAATGGACACTGTTGCCCCCGTGAGCGTATAGCCAGACGATGCCGTAATGGTAGCGGAGTAAGCAGTATCCTTCGTAACGGACGCAGCGGGGTTGGAAGTCGTGCATCCAGTCAGGGTGTTGGTGACAGCCCAATACTCGCCGTTATAGAGCGCGGCATACAGGTCATCGTAGTAATCCTGTCCGTCATCATCGATGTAGGCCACTTTTGACGCAAGTTGGAGCAACGCCTGTTTGACGGCATCAGTCAGGCCAGCACTCTCGAACCTATCCCCAACGGCCTTGGCATCCGCAGCCGCGCCTTCTATGGACAGAGTATCATCCACCACATAGCCCGTCTCCGGGTCAACGTGCTCGCTGAGCCAGTCTGCTACGGCATCGGGCACCCCGTCCGCTGCATGCTTCGCCGCTGCCAGCGCTGCGAAGATCAGTCCCTCGTTGTTTGCCATTACAGATCCCCCCAGCTTCCGGTACTCAGCAGGACCTTCGTCCCGCCGCCTCCGGCCACCAGCGCCATGCTCCCGGGAGCCGGTGCCGCGGTGCCGTTCATTCCGCTGTCCGTCGGCAGATTCGCCGCGTCGGACGCGCTGTCACACAGGTACAGCACCCGCCGCTTCGGGCT